GGATTTAGACTGTGTACAAATTTATTGACCGTTTAGTAAGTCGTTTAGTAATCATCCTCTTTATAGAAGTTTTTAAACAATTCATTTGATTCTTCTGATTTTATTTTTTTGAATTCGTCTTCCATTTCTTCTTGAGTAAAACCAAAAATTTTCTTAAGAATTGTTTCAATACTAAACAATTTACCTTGGTAATCTTGCACAGTACCATATATATCGAGTTTACTCATGAACATATCGAGTTTCATTTTTTCAATGAACGCATTTTCATGTGTGAATACTACTTTAATATGGTCTTCTTTATCATCCCATTCATTAGCTGACATTATTCCTGTAGAAATAACCTCACGTTTAAGTACTTCTTTAAACAATGTCGAATACATTTGTCTCAATCTCGATATAAACATAAAGAATTTCATATCCTCTTTAGTTGTTCGTGAATCATCATAAGAGAAATCTGAATTATCATCACCGAGTGCTATTCTAGAATTTGGAATTTTTAATGATTTATATAGTTTTCTAACAAAATATTTAATATCATCGAGTTCACCAAGATTACCCGATTCATCGAGTACATCGACTGTTGTACCTTTGCCACCGGATCTATTTGAGAACCAGTAATCTTCGACCATACTTGTGATATGTTGTTGGTTAGATACTTCACCAGTTTGGTTATTATAGAATTTTTTATATTTGAATTTATTTTGGTATTCGCGCATAACCTCAGCACCACGTTTACCAGGTAAATCACCAATATCAACATTAAATACGCGCCGAGAGATACTTCGACTGAAACGTAACGGTATAAGTAAATCTTCGAGTGTTTTCAACATATTTGCTGGTTTCATTGCGTATTCTAGGTAACTCAAATTAACACCATTATCACGTAAACCAAACGTTTCTTTACAGATTTCCTCTTTATCGAATGTTTCATCCAATGTCGTTGTTGAAGTTCTATTCATATATCTAAATACATTTTTTTCTTTATCGAAAAATAACATAGAAGGTTCAATCATTTTAATTGATACAAGACCGTTTTTCTCTTTATTTTTATCATAAGATGTCAAAAGAACCAATTGACCGTCGACATAACCAGTTCTCACGATATTATAAAGATTACGTTTAACATTCATGAGTTTTAATATTTTATTAAACTTTTCATTCAGTGCTTTCAATAGTGCTTCATTTTCTTCATTAACATCGAGTTTTATTTGTATAGAATCGTCATAGGAAAAAATTATTTCATTAACTATTTCATCAATAGCTACAGCGACATCGGTATTCGATGCTAATTGTCTGTATTTTGCAATTTTATCTTTTTGTTTTACTAAGTTTGTTTGAAGATCATATCCATAACTATAACTATTTTCATGAGTATCATCAAAAAACGCAATAGTGCATGAATCATCTGTGCTTAGGTCTGCTAATGTTTTTTGGGTTGAAATTTCTGCAGACGGATTTTTCTCCGGATTCTTCAGAAATGCTTTAGCAATCCGTTCTGTTAATTTCATTCGTTCTCCTATAGATTCGTATTTCTATTATTTATATTAATATAATTGTTTTTCTGTAAGAATTATGAATTGCATTTGGTTATCATTTGCGAATTGTTTTGCGGATTCCCATTTTGCAGTATTGATAGCGAATGTTTTCAAAGCAAGTTCATAATTTTTTTTATTTTTTATAGAACTTTTTTTAGGAAGTTTTGGTGGAATTGTTTGAGAATGTGGTTTAATTTCGACTATGAATTTTTGACCTGTATTAAATTCGAGATACAAATCAACGAAATATCTATGAATTTTTTGGTCAGTTGGTTTTACATAATTAATTGGGTACGGTTCCAAACTCCATTTCAGTACTTGTTCATTATTATCTGCATAATAAATTGCAGTTAATTCCAATTTCGATTTATAATTAACCGAACCAGATTTATAAGATTTCATATATTCATCTATAGGAATAATGAATTTTTCTGGATGTTTTAATGAATACCAGCCTTTATATGATTTAAAAGCCATTTAGAAATTACCCCATACATCAGGTTCACTTTTATCAATAATTGGTTTAGTACCAGACGTATCAGTACTACCGGTTGAATTCGGTGCAGCAGGAAGAACTGGAGCAGGTGCTTTATTAACAATTGGTACTGACGGGGTGACTTCAGTATTAGTATTTTGTGCAGCAGTTTGGTTAACCAGTTCATTAAAGTATGCTTCCAAACCAGTATAAGGAACAACTGGGTCAACAGAAATATCTGCAGGTGCAAGTTCTTGAATAAGTTGACTATCAAACGGTTTACAGCTAAGTTTAATAACATTTTTTACATCATTATATGTAAAAAGATTATTACCACCGGGTACTGTCCAATCAGCATTTGTTATTTCCATTATTTTATTATTTGGCATAATAACCAAGTTACCGGTAAGTTTAACGAGGTCTTGTTGAAGGTCTGGAACAGTTGATATTAGGTTTGCATGAACGAACAAAGAGACATTATCGTAATTAGTCAAACCGAATTGATTAAACATATCACCAGCAGAATCCCATTCTTCACTATTTTCTGGTAGCATGTATACATCGTATATTTTCAGACCATCAGATTTTAAATGAGTATAATCACCGAACACTAGAGTATCTTTATTAATGCGTTCAGTTATCAGGAATTTTGTTAATATTCCATATAGAGAAATGAGTTCATCGCTCATAACTGAATTGAGATCGTATTCTGGTTTCTTAGCATAATTAAAATTCATTTAATACCCCGTCAAAATATTTATATTTTTATAAATAAAATAAAAGGTTTATCATGGGTTTATTATGGCATTAATTACATCGAAGGCAGCATTAATTAATTTAATTCGTTCACAGTTAGGTGAGCCGGTAATAACGGTAGAGGTTCAGAATCAGCAAATATCAGAGATTATTGATATGGCTGTGCAGAAGTTCACGGAATATGCGTATGGAACGTTAGAGGGTGCGATAATTGTTCAACTAAATGGCGCGAAGGATTATCCTATGCCGGATAATATGACTAATATGATTAAATTATCGAAGGGTGGAGTACCAAACATTACGAATTTCAGTAGTAATTTTGGTGCGGGATATGTACCGAATATGTGGAGTTCTCAATATTTTTCGGGTTCATTAACTGGCAATATTATGCCGAGTATTATTGCTATTAGTTCGACACAAGCGATACTTGAGAAGTATTTTGGTGTAGATATTAATTACAATTTTAATCATTTGAGTAAGACGTTACAGGTACTAGAGAATTATACAGGTGCAGCATTGATGCATTATAACTACGAGTACCGTGCAAACGAACAAAATGATTTTGTTTATAATCATGAATGGATAAAAGCATACTGTACTGCAAAAACGAAGTTCATGTGGGGTACCATTACTGGTAAATATTCACAAACGTTAGTTGGTGGAGCAAGTATTAATTATTCTGATATGAAATCAGAAGCATCTGAAGAAATTGAACATCTACAAGAAGAATTATTAACCAAATGGTCAGACCCATGTCCTATAGATGTTGCATGATTATGGTGCGTTTTAGTGTTTTAGTGTTTTGGTGTTCTAGTATTTACGTTTATATTGTTCGAATTTGAACGAATAATTTGTATTACGAGTATGTTTATTAAAGATGCAACTTGAACATACATATTTTGACCAATCAATTTCTGGAAAATACGTCAATACTGATGATTTGATTGTATTATTAGAAAGATTTGCTTTTGCATCAAGGTCAATACGTGTAATATATAATTTAGTAGCATAAGGTAGAAACAATTCATATATTTCTGAACCACCAATTACCATGATTTCGGTTTTAAGACATTTATTTTGTTGTTCTTTAATATAACGTTTTACTGCATTAAATGTCATAACCTTTACGTTTGGATATCCGGGAATATATTTCATTTTATTAGATAAAACGATATTTGTTCTATTTGGCAATGGTTTACCGATACTATTGAACGTTCGGGAACCCATGATAACGGTCTTAGAATTCGTTTTTTCCTTAAAATGTTTAAGATCTTCAGGCAAATTCCATGGTAATGAATCATCAATACCGATTAACCCGTTCTTATCCTGTGCCCAAATAAGTGAAACTCTTAACTTATCTGAAGTATCCATTTTTTGCGATTTTTGCATTGTTTGCAATTTATGCTCCTAAAATAATGATGTTTGAAACATCCAAATAAACGTATCAAACACCATTATATAGTTTATTACTTTTTGTTTGATTTACGTGAACGTTTTGCTGGCTGTTTAACTTCTTCAGTTTTTGCATGTTCTGTAGATTCAGTAGATTCAGTAGATTCAGTAGATTCAGTAGATTCTGTACTTGCAATAACATCTGAAGACGAATCAACCAAAAGTTGTTCTGAACTTGTATTATCTTCTACGGTTTCTACAGTTTCTTGTTGCACGATTTCTTTTACAAGACCATGTGCAACCATTCTACCAGTACAATCTTCCAATTTATCACCAACTTGAACTTGTTTATCACGATAAGTGAATTCTCTTAAAACTTCAAACATATTATTTTTCTCCTAATTCATTTAATAAATCGATTGTTGATATTTTCTTCACTGATTTAGCGTTATTTGCATTATTCGTGTTTGTACGTGAATTGTGTTTAGATTCTATCGAATTATTAATTTTGTTAATATTTATCAACGATGAACTTATACCTTTGTATGCATCAACATATAATTTCATATTATCGACGATTACTTTATTTATTTCGCTAAATGACGTTATTGTTTCTGCATGCTCTGATAAATTAACTTCAGTTAATTCCAAAGTCAACTTCGATAATAAACGTCGTGCATTTATTGTGTTTTCTTTTAACGTTGAACGAATAAACTTAAAATCTTCAACAATAGATACCAACTCAATAACTGTACTACTATTACAATCAGGTAAATCAGCTAAATCATTAGTATTTAAAACAGTTTGTACAGAATCTGTTTCCATTGTTGATGTAACAGACGTAGCAGAAGCAATTATTTCTTCAGCCGTTTCATCTAATTCATCCGATAAATCTAATGTATCTGATAATTTTGATGAAATACGATCCATCTTTTTAGATAAAGACATATCATTAATTAAATCATCAGTACAATTATCAGCATTATTTTTCATTTCAACGTTTCTTCAATCCAATAATGGATTTATATCGCATAAGAATATACTCACCATCATTGAACGATAAATCCAAACCATCTGTACTCGGCCACATTACAAAATCGCCAATTTCAATATCGACAATATCTGTTCCTGCAGCAACAACTGTTCCAGATGTTGGTCTCGAAGTAACTGCGCTTTTATCCATTAATGGAATGATGATACCAGCATCTGTAGTTTTTTCACTCATAGATTCTGCTGGTTTAATCAATAGATATTCGTTTTTTGGTTGAAATTCATTACTTTCTAGATTAACTTGTTGTGCTGTCATTTGTTCTCCTATATAAACTTTTCTGGATAATCTGATTTAAATTTTTCGAGCATATCTTCTTCTCGTGATAACTCTAATTTAATTAGATTTTTTGATTCTTTATTTGTTGTACGTTTCATTTCATTAGTGTAATTATTTATAAGCTTATTACATATCGAAATTTGTGTATCAATATCAATCGGTATCACAGCTCAATATATTCCATGCTTAAACATTTATCGGATTTCTTTGCTAAATTCTCACCCGGATAACCAATTGGGTTTGATGTAATGACCGTATCATTCACATTGAACTTGTACTTATCATGAGTATGTCCAAATATCCAATATTTCGGCGCAATTCGTTCAATCTCTTTTTTACCATCGAAATAATAAAACGTAGTAATATCGTTTTTATGTGCATTAGGCAAACAATCAGGTACTGATGGACCATAATGCGTAACGATTATATCTGCATGTTCAATTTGTTTCAACTTTTTCATTTCTGATTCGAAATAAGAATATGCATCGAATTTTGGTTTTTCGTATGTATGATAAGGATTATTGAAAATTACTTGTGGTTTTCCTTCATATATCAATCGAGAATCATTCAAATTACTTTCGAACAACCGTATACCTTCTCGTAACCATTGTGCTTGTTCATCATCGGAAAATTCATCAAACGATTTTTCATTTCTCATTAAATATGATAGATCCCATGACATACCGGTTCCAGCAATTTTTACTGAATCGATAGTTACGACATTACCATCAAGAAAATGAATTGATTCTTGTTCACAAAATGTTTTCATTTCTTGAACTCTATTAAATGAATTATACTTATATTTTTCTCTCAATTTATTTGATATGAGATATTTATCGTGATTGCCCGAAACAACGAGTACGTGTTCATATAGTGAATTAACGTATTTAAGGAAAGTTGTATCTTGAATAAAATAATGACCGATGTCACCAGCTAAAATAAGTACATCGCCACCAAGTATACCGGTGCGTTCACAATAAACTTCAATCTGACGATTCATTTTATTACCTGGATTCATTTCATCGATCCAAAAATCAAGATGACAATCACTAGTATAATCTATTTTCATATTTTTATTTATACCTTATTTATGAGCATAAAGTTTAATACCAGTAACTAAATATATAATTCAGGATATTGTCCTTTAATAAACTGGTTATTCAACTTAGTAAAGTCGTAAATTTGAAAATTAAATGGATTAATATCTTTTAATGATTCGCAACCGTCAAACGTACACGGCATATCGGTTACATTAGATGTGTCAAATAAAGGAACTGATTCTAATAATGTACAATTGTTGAACATATAACCCATATCAGTTACATTAGATGTGTCAAATAAAGGAACAGTTTTCAATGATACACAATTATAGAACATGCAATGCATATCAGTTACATTATATGTATCAAACAAAGGAACTAATTCTAATGAGTTGCAATTGTTGAACATAACAGACATATCAGTTACATTAGATGTATCAAATAATGGTATTGTTTTCAATGATTCACAATT